CCCCTAGCCTTAACTGACTAGGGGCTTCTTTTATGGGCATGTTTGATGACCTTCCCGCGCCATTCATGGTGTCTGCGATCAAGGTGTGGCCTTGCGCCAGTCGGCCTGGTTTTCAATGGTTCATTGCCTGGGAAGGACGCCCGTACTACTTCCGCAGTCGCAACGATGCCATCCTGTTTGCGAAAGACCGCTGCTCCGTCGAAGATCATGAAGGCTTATGCGATTGAGCCGTTAAGAAGCCCTGTCCTGCGCTAGTCTGCCTCTGTTGATTCTCGCCCGCTTGCGCGGGCTTTTTCGTCTATGGCGCTAAAGGACAAGGCACGTTGCGACAAGATTGCCCGCACTGGACGAGTGGAAAGCTGGATGGAAGACCCTGAGGGGCGCTTGCCGGTTAGCTGTGCAGTAATTGTCGTTGAAGATTCAATGGAAGGCCGTGATGGCATTGAAGCATCTTGGCGATTCACTTCCCATGGTCTTCGTAATGGCGCTGGCGTGGCAGTGCATTTGTCTAACTTGCGTCCGCGAGGTGAACAGAACGGCAAAGGACTTACTGCTTCAGGACCATGCTCTTTTGGTAAAATCTATTCAACGCTCAATGAGATTCTTCGTCGCGGTGGCAAGTTTAAGAATGGGGCTGTAGTGCTTCATCTTGACTACGACCATCCTGATGCCATGGAATTTATTTCCATGACACGACAAGAGCTTCAATGGGCAAAGCGAGCGATCAACGTAGACGAACACTTCTTTGAGCGCACGACTCCCGAGTTTAGGAATAAACTAATTCAGGCAATTTCCAATGGAGATGTATGGCTTGTCAAGAAGAAATATGACCGCTTTGGGAATAGAGTTTTCTTCCAGGTTTGTCTCGAAGTGGCTATGCCGTCTCGGGGAACTTGCCTCCTTGAACATATTAACGCAGGTGCATGTGGCATTGATGATTTAGAGAAAGCCTTTGGTGCTGGCATGAAAGAACTTTGCGAGCTTCATGCTCGTACTGGAGTGGGTCGCACCAGTGAATATCTCCCGCCTGAAGAGGACAGACAGGTGGGCCTAGGTATTCTTGGCCTTGCCAACTTCCTCTCCATTCATGGCATTTCTTACGAAGATTTTGGTAACGCCCTAGAGAGCTACACGCTTGGTACGGAGCAATGGGATTATTGGTATGAGACAAAGGCTGGCGATGCCGTAAGCGCCTTTGACAATGCAATTGAATCTGCTGCAGAGGTGGCACGCTCGTACAATATGGAACGCGCCTTTGCCATTGCCCCCACCGCCTCTTGCTCCTACCGCTACCTCGACTCTCGCGGCTTTACCACCGCCCCTGAAATTGCCCCTCCCATTGCCCGCATTGTCGATAGGGATAGTGAGACAATGGGCGTGGAGCAGTTTGAATATGGGCCGGTAGAGATTGCCGAGGAAGTGGGCTGGGAAGCGTTCCGCAAGGTGGCGGATGGCATCATGCGCCTCATGGAGCGCACTGGCCTCCTGCACGGCTACTCCCTTAACTGGTGGTCTGACATGGTGGTTTGCGACGAAGACTTCCTCAAGGAATGGCTAGAAAGTCCGCAAACCTCTCTCTACTACGCCCTGCAAGTGCAAAGTGGCACTCAAGCTAAGGACGACGTTGGAGTAGACTTGGAAGAGAGTCTGACCGAGTTCTTTAGCTTGGACAGTGAAGAGGAGCAAGCATCTTGCTCGATTGACGGAGGCTTCTGCGCGGCCTGTGCAGAGTGACCTTTCACTACTTTCTCAACGACTACGGGGCCGAGCTATCGGCCCTTTGTTTTCTGTCTTTTCTTTTCCTCGCATTGATTAACAATGGCCGCTCTTGACTACTTTTCTGCTGTTGCCCGTAAGCGCCCCTGGCAAGCCGTGCCCGTTACCAAAGGCAATCTTGTACCGGGCTCTGAGGAAACCATCTTCCGCGCCCTTGCAATCCGCCATCTGGAGCTTCCCGTAAAGGACATGCTGCTTGAAGGGCTCAAGCGTGATCTGCCAAATACGCCTGGTCTTATTGAAAGCATTGAAAGCAACATCCTTGACGAGGAGCGCCATGACATTGCCTTGAACTACGTGGTCGCAGCTCATGGAGTGGACGAAAAAGCTGAAGCAGAAGCCCTCAAGATTCGTCAAGCATGGATTGATCACCCAGCCCACCCCATGGCCAAGGTGGCAGTTCTGGAACGGAGTTTATTCTTTACCATCCTGCCGTTCTTTCGTTTCAATGGTGACAAAGGACTGCGAACTGTTGCGTCCGACATTTCAAGGGATGAGATATGTCATGCTTTCTGCCATACGGAAATCTGCAAAGAAGCGGGAGAAAAGTATGGCGAAAGCCTGAACAAGCTCCGCAAAATGACTGCATTGTGGATTTACGATAAGCTAGGCAAGTCGTCCAACAAATACTTGGACAAAGACTTCTGGCTTCGTCAAAGCGATAGCCTGTTTTTCCATGGAAAAGCGCCTGAGCTGAATGAGACAAAAGCAAGCGTAATGCCCAGCTTCTTTGAAACCAATGCGCTGAACCTTCCCGCCTACGGTAGATAGAAACGCCTATGACCTGCTTCGGCAGGGCTTCCAGCCCAGTGCGAACCAATTGGACAGGGCGGCTCCAGCGCCTCTCCCTAGGACGCTAGTGGAAGCGCTGACAGCGATGGGGTTCAAGTCCCTCCTGGGCTTTGTGCTATAGTTTCAAGCGACAGATGCGACGGGCTTGCCTGCCGGTACTGTCGCAAGCCCTTGCTCTAGCAGCAAGGCGGTTTCCGGGGAGTTGGCCAACGTTGCAACCGGAAAACCTAGCAAACGTCGGAAATGGGGGTGGATGCCTGTCCGGTAATTTCAAATTGCCACTTTCGGGCTACCCACCCTCGCCCACAACCCTTTCTTTGGTTCTGAATCCGCGCTAGACGCGATAGTAGGAATCTCCGGGTTGTGTTCCCGCTCTGCCTCGGCATCGGATCCCGCTCTGCTTCGGCATCGGGCCTCAAGTCCTGCTTCGGCAGGCCAGGAGGGTTGATCGCCTCCTGCGGCGCCCCAGGTTTGCGCCTCTCAACGATGCGCAAACTTGGGGCCTTCGGGAAAGATGCCAGACCGGGCTCTGGCTGCTGAGGGGGCTAAATCTCCTTAGCGTAGACGGTTCGATTCCGTCCTTTCCCCTTCTGGTATAGTGGCACCACCTCGCGCATCCTCATGAACAGGACAAGAGTGGCTAGTCTCGTCGCTGCAAGATGCGACATTCCCTACCATCGTGCCATCCTCATCACCGACACGTTCTTTGAAGTGATCGTTGAGGCAATGATAAGCAGAGAGTTCCGCGTAAGCCTCCCTGGCTTTGGCTCGTTCGTTCCTCGCATTCATCAACCAAGGCAGTACGAACTGCCCGTCACAAGACGCATCATTAAAGTGCCCGAACATGTGGTGCCATCCTTCATTCCTAGCAGGGAGTTCATTAAGCGCATGAACGGAGGTCGTTACAAATTCTCTAGCAAGCTGTTATGAGCGCTTTCGTCACATCAGACCTTCATCTAGGTCATTCCAAGATTCTTGAGTTTATCAATCCTGACGGATCTCCGGTGCGCCCGTTTTCTTCACTTGAGGAAATGCACGAAGCCTTGATTGATCGCTGGAACAAAATGGTCAACACAAAGGATCGCATTTACATCTTGGGCGACGTGGCAATCCCCCGTTCAGCGCTAAAGCTCCTAGATCGGTTTAATGGGAGCAAGGTATTGGTGCGCGGTAATCACGACATTTACCGCCTTCAGGACTACTTGCCGTATTTCCATGACATTCGCGGAGCATTCTTTCGTGAAGGCTTGATCTATACGCATATTCCCGTGCATCCGTGCAACCTGTCTGGGCGTTACGTCGGCAACGTACATGGCCACTTGCATAGCCATTTGGTTTACACGGACGATGGGCAAGTAGACAGGCGGTTTTTTAATAGCTGCCTGGAGCGCAATGATTTTGCCCCTGTACCATTGGAGAAGATCAGGGCTTACTTTGGGCAGTGACTTCCGAAAGGCGCACTTTCAACACTCCCCTCAGGGAGCCGTGGAACGCCTGTATCCATCAATGCCTCCGTGCCATTGACAATCACACTGCCTTGTACTTACAAACTGGACTTACGTGGCATGAGCAGAAAGCTGCTGCGCTCAGGGCCTACGTTGCGGAGTTGAAAGACTGGTTGATAGAGCAGGAAAGGCAATAAGGCAGTTCGCTGTTTGCGAATGGCGAACAAGGGCAGCAGAGCAAGAGGGTGTCGAGAGGTTCTTCAAGCTTCTTTGTACGACGATTAAGGCAAGGTTGGCCCTGCTCCCTCTTGATACTGGAGGAACGGAATCCCCTTTAACCGTTGGCCAACGGGCTCCTGCAGGAAGCCTCGCCAGCATATCACAGCCTTTCGCTCCAGAACACTGCTGCGCCTTCTTCCCATAGCCTCTTGTTTACGCGCTTGGCCTCTACAAAAGGCACAATGATTTCCCGACAAATGCCGCATTGAGAAAAGCAGAGCTTAACCATCACCCTTCTGTTTTCTTCAACGCTCGTTCCAACTTGCGCAGTTTTGGCAACAGTTCAGGCTGATAGAAGTGCTCTGCAGCCAGGAGCTGCAAAGCAGTTTGCTTGTCTGCTTCCAGCAATGCAACTAGGAATGTTATTTCTTTAAGGGAAAGAGAGATGTTCATTGCTGGGATTTTCAGGAAAAGCGAAAAAGGCGCATTTGTGAAAATTGTAGCGGAGGTTAGCGCAGAAGCGAATTTAACCAATCGATGTCCGAATCCTTGGATGCTTCCAAAACGGCTCCTGCAAGGGCGAAGGCATAATCATCAATGCCACTCTCCTTGCCGCCGGTTACATTCCACTGGCCGCTAGTCCTGTAGATAACGCTTAGATTTTTGAGCTGCCAAACAGCCTTCTTGTGAGGATAAAGCTCGATCAGTCCCGCATTGAACAGTTCCTTGGTCTTGCTAAAGGCACGCATCTTTGTAGAGACACTCCACGCAAGTTCCGAGATTGGATAATCCTTGGCAAGCGATTGTATCAACGCTGAGCTATTGAATTGGTCGAGCACGATGCTCTCAAACTCATAAATACGATGGTGTTCCTTGATCCATTCTTCTACCTTTGCAATGCTTACTTCTTTCTTGCCGCCAATGTCAAAGTCCGCATCAAACGCATAAAACTTGTCAATTACCAGTCTTTCTCCTTCATAATGAACGATGCAAGCCGTGTAATCGTCTCGACCAACGCCACCACGCGCAGGGTCTAGCGCCAGCACATAAGTGCCCTTGTATTCAATCTTCGGAGGAAGGATGGTTCTGTCTTTGTTGACTGCAACATCAACAATCTCGGGGGCAAGCAGTACTGAGTTGCTTGAACGGAACTGAGCACCAAACTCAACAAAAAAGCTCTCTTCATCCTTCTTCCTTGCGTTTTCAAGAAAATCACACCCCCATGGAAGATGTGGGTTAATTTCCCATGTCGGAATTTGCAGGGCCTGCATACCTGGAAACTCACCACTTTGCGCTTGCTTGAAATGCTCAAAGAACAAGCCCGAGTTTAGATAGGGAGATGACAGTTCGATGATTTTGCCGTATTTACCAAACTGAGCAATGGAAGGAGCCAAAGCTGTGTACATTGCTTCCGCGCCCCTGTTCGCATCGCCCTCAATAGAGAAGGCCAACTCATCTTGCAGAATCGCCACTACCGCTTTACCGCGAGATGCGCGAGCAGATGCAGGAATAGCCTGAAAGACGCAGTTATTCTTTATCTCAATCTCTAGACTTGTTTCTCGCGCAATCTCCTGCTCAAAGGGGCTGTTGATGATTAGCTGGCGTATATTGTCGAGCGCAATTTTGGACTGACCGAGATCGTTAGCTACGGCAATAATATACCATTTCTCCCCTTTTCGCACTCTTTTAATAAAGTAATCGTCAAGCACAAAGCACATATAACATGCAGCAATCGCGGACATAAAAGTTTTGCCACTACGCCTTCCGAGAGCCCAAATAGCATGGTTGATGCTCTTGTCGAAAAGGTTATCAAGAATCTCCTGTTGTTTAGGCCAGAGAGTTACGCCGAGAGCATGGCGGGCAAAGTCGGAAGGCGAAAGTGTCATTTCAAACTTTCCATGGGACGAAGAAACGATTGCCCTACAAAATACGCTGGTCGTCCTCTTGCAGGGTCGGCCCAGAATTTGTCCTGCATGGCTTCATGCCCATAGCACCAACCATGAAGCAGCGTCTCGCCACTATCAATGGTCACAAGTACAAACTTTCGCTCAGGGCATTCTCCCCTTTGCACAATCAAATCGTAAAACCTTTTTGACCGGGTTTTGACATCTATACCTGGCAGATCCTCGCTGCCGCGCTTTGCCTCAGTCTCTTTGAACAGCTCATGCTTTAGCCCTAAGAAAGAGGCCACTGCGACTTCCCCTGCCGCACCAAGCAAATGCACTTTCAATGCTTCATCGCCAAGCCTTGGCCCCTTGTTCCGGCCTCTCAGCCCCTTTGCTTCGTTCACAGTCTGCCTACGATGGCCTTCCTCCATCGCTAGTTGCCGCTCTTCTTCAGTGAATGTGAAAAGAATGGGAGTGGGGGCCATAAAAGCATGGGTATCGTCGCCATGATAACCACTATTAGAATGGGGAGACTAGCCACGGGAATCAATGGCAGACGACGTAGTTGATCTTGGACACGCCACGGAAAACGGGCTCAGGGCCGATTCACTGGCAAACGTCCTAACTGGGATGGGGACGAGCCGAGATAAAAGCCGTCACACCACTACTCAACCCATTGTATTCCTCGCGCAAGAAGAGCTGGAAAATCTCTACGGAGAGTGGATATGCAGGCGCGTCATTGACGTAGTAGCAGAGCAATCTACACGCAAAGGCTACAAAGTATTGTTTGGTGGTGATGGTGCAAAAGCAGAAGAAGTAGCAGGCATTGAGCAAATCATTGAAGACCTCTACATACTGGAGCATTTTATGCTTGCCAGCAAGAACGCCAGGCTGTATGGCGGCTCGGTGATTCTGCTCTACATTGACGATGGGCGAGAGGCGAATCAGCCAGTAGACAAGCGCAACATTCGCGCCATTGAAGGAATGGAAGTGCTTGATCGCTGGCAGATTGCGCCAGTTATCAGCGAGGAAAACCTATACGACTACTCCAAAGCGACGTACTACCAAATCATCTCAGGCGACCTCATTCAACAACCACAACTCCAGAAGATTCACAAGGACAGAATCCTGCGCTTCGACGGCGAATGGTTGCCCTATCGCATCAGGCAAAGGAACTATGGATGGGGAATGAGCAGCTTGCAAACCATCTACGACAGCTTCCGGCACTATTGGACTGGCCTCAATTCTGCTGCGACAGTCCTGGTTGAGTTTGACGTGTTTGTGCATAAGCTGCGTGGCCTGAGCACAATGCTTGCGGCAGGAAAAGAGAACGATGTAAGGCAGCGTTTGGTGCTGAATGATATGAGCAAGAGCATCTATCGCGGCTATGCAATTGACGCCGAGCGCGAGGAACTTGATTACGTTACACGCAACTTAAGCGGCATTGGCGACGTACTGGAAAAGCTCCGCATTGACATTATTGGCGCCTCACAGATTCCCCATACGATTCTCTTTGGCGAGAGCCCAAGCGGTCTTGGTGCCACTGGCAGAAGCGAAGAGCGAGACTTTGCAAAGTTCCTTGGTGATTACCAAGCAGCGCATTACAAGCGGCCTTTGCAGAAGCTGATGGAAATGATCATGCTGAGCAAGAATGGGCCGACTAATGGCGAACTGCCCGAATCGTGGAGAATCTCCTTCAATGACTTGTTTGAACTGAATGAGCGCGAGAAGGCCGACGTAAGAGCCCGTGTGGCAGCCGTGGACGGAAGAATGTTACAACTTGGCGTATTGCATCCACAAGAAGTAAGAGAGGCACGTTACGGCGGCTCTGAGTGGTCAATGGAAACCGCTCTCGATCCATCGCTTGAAGCTAACCCCGATTTAGTCGCCCCCAAGATGGGTGGTTCCACTCAAGGCGGGGGTGGAAAACTTGCAGTGCCTCCTGGTGGCCGCGATCCGATGAACGAAGAGAATGGCACACTGCCAATGGACGGCTCCAGGGAGGTTCAAGATGCTGCTGGACTATTCCTAGAAGACGACCTAGAGCACAAGCGTGGTGACGTGGAATTTACGGACAAAGAGCTTCACCAGCAGGCAATTGCTGCCGCCAAGAGCAAATTCAAGACGTGGCCCAGTGCAGTGGCGGGAGCCTATGTGACGCGCAAGTACAAGGAGCTTTACAAGCGCAAGCACGGCTCCATGGAAAAAGCCTTCAAAGGCAAGAAGACCACTGCCGAGTATTTCAAGGAAGATGCAGAAGCAATCAAGGTAAGTGGCTTGGTACTGGGCGGCGTTGACGAAGCGGCTCTCATTTCCGAAGAGGACATTGCCGAGGCGTTGCAGCAATGGAAGGAGCAAGCTCCAGCCCAGTTCAAAGAGCTGCTAGAGGCCGACAATGCTGAATGACCTAAGCGGGCTGTCCCAGGCAGTGCTGGCCACCAGGCTGGACGCTGCATGGGCTTACGACCAACGTACTGGACGCTACCGCAATGAGAAAGGACGGTTCATGAACCAGAAGGCTGTTGAAGCCTTAGTAGATGGCCGCATTGGCAAGCTGGACACTACGCTCAGGCGCGTTACAAAGATGATGGCCGATGGCAGCATCACGCTGGAGCAATGGCAAGGCAGCGTCAGGGAAGCCATCAAGGCAGCTCACATTCAGACGGCAATCATTGGCCATGGCGGAAAGGACAGCATGGGCAGTGTCGAATATGGCCGCATCGGTCAAAGGCTTCGTGCAGAATACGCTTACCTACAGGGCTTTGCTAATGACGTTCTGGCTGGCCGCGCTAGTCCTGCCATGGCTGTTGCTCGTATCAGCCTGTACGCTGAATCTGTACGCGGCTCTTACTGGCAGGGTTTGGAGCTTCGGAAGCAAGCGGAAGGTTACGGACTGATGCGCCGCATCCTCGACCCACAGGCTCAGCACTGCGCTGATTGCCCAGCCTTCGCAGCTCGCGGCCTTGTCC